AAAAAATGTTAAAAGATTTAGTCCCAGGTATATGTTTTGGTACGATGGCAGATGCTATAAGGCAAAAGATAATACAATTTATTAGATCAATTAAATCTAGGCTACTATCCGAAATAGCAGATTTGTTCCAATCACACAGCTCATATAACTTAAAATTTAGAGCTAACCAGAAACAGTGTGGCTGGACAGTAGAATTATTGAGCTTTATAACCGTTGTAAACTATATACTACAAAATTTTGTAGCAATAGCTAGAGCGTGTGGTGTATCTCCATGCAGAGAAACTGGATATTCATTTAAACCTTCTGATTTTGCAGAAGGTGGGCCTTATAGTCAGGATGATTCCATTAATCCATTTAGTTACTATACCCCAGACGAAATAAAAACAATATCAGAGATACCAGACAAAATTAATAATATAGACGATCTATCAGACAAATTATCAGAGCTAACAAATACTGGAACTATTGTAACTCCTGATAAAATAGAGTCTGTATATGAAATATCTGATAATGCACCAAAGTATATACTAGACTTAATACAAAGTGGCATATTAAATAATATATTAGATTCAAATTACGGAATATACAATGATATTAATAGTAAGAAGATAGTATTTACTTTTAATAAAGTGTGCGGAGACTAAATTAATGGATCTTATAATAAGACCTTCCGAGTTAGCATATAAAAAAGCAGAGTCGCTAATAAAAGTAATAGATCAAACATCTAGCTTTAATAGTGCTACATCAAATATAGCTATATCTAAAATAGCAAAAAAATTATATACAATTAAATCACCTGTATCAAGATATTTTGAAAGTCCTCAACAAATAAACTATACATACTCTGAAGGTGAATATGATTTAACAGCTATATTCAAGTTACTAAAATATGAAGCTTATTTCTTAAAATCAGTTCAAAAGAAAACGAGCCTATTAGTAAAATCTGGACTATCTATCACTTCTGATAATGATGAAATATCAAAATACATAAACGATAGATTTAAATATATGCACCTTCAAACAGGAAAATCTATAAGGAATATCATTAAACAAATAGGGTATTACTTAATTATTTGCAGTAATGCATATGTTATAAAAGTAAGAGATAAAAATTGTACATTTGCTTCTTCGTACATAAAAGACGGAAAGGAGATGCACCCTATTGTTGGATTATTTACTGCACATCCAGCTTGCATGAAGCCAAAATATAAATATATAAAAGATAGATCACAAAAAAGTGGTATTAGATTAGAGCTTGATAAATGGGTATTTGTAAATTATAAAGGTATAATTAAGGAATTTGACCCAGATGATGTATCTCACTTTTCTTTATATAAAGAAGATGGTATGTTATTAGGAACACCAGAGATTGTACCAGTAATTGACGATATAAGATCTCTAAGAAAATTAGAAGAAGATATCCAGATGTTAATTTATAGAGACTTATTCCCTATAATACACTATAAAGTTGAAGATCCAAGGGTAACAGACCATCATTCAGGAGAGACAGAACTTGACAGAGCAAAGAATGATATGCAAAATATTATTCAAGATGGCGGAATAGCTACAGATGCAAGACATAATATAGACTTTGTAGGTAATCAAGGAAAGTCACTAGATGTAACACCATATTTAAAATATTTTCAAGAAAGAGTATTTACAGGACTTGGTGTATCAGCAGTTGATTTAGGATTAGGTGAAGGAGCATCTAGATCAACAGCAGAAACCCTGTCAGGTCAACTAATAGATTTTGTAAAATTTGTACAGCAGGAAATATCACAACAATTTCAAGAGCAAGTATTAAACGAAATGATGTTACAGTCTAATTTTAACGGTATATTTGATGAAGAAAATGTAGTTAATCTACAGTTTCAAGAAATAGATATTGAATGGAAGATTAGACAAGAAAACCATCAAGCTGATCTATACTCTAAAGGTGTATCTACTATTCATGAAGTAAGAAACAAAATGAATAAGAAAACAATTTCAGATGATCAGATAGAAAATGAAACATTTCATGGAATACAAAGCAAGTTAGCTCTTAAAGAAAATCAAGTAAAAGAAACAGATTCACAAAGTGCAGCTGATAAAGATTTAACTAAATCATCTAAGACTACTTCTAATATAGTAAAAGCTAAAGATTATATTCAATTAAGAGATAGCGAAGAAAGTATAACATTACAAGACGAACTTAAGAACGTTATACTATCACTGATACATAAAGAAAAAACTAAAAAAAAGATTGATGTAATATTTGCTACTAAATATTTATTTGATAATATTAAGTCTAACATAGCGTCCTCATTAAAAGAAGGATATACTAAAACTAAAAAAGATTTAAAAATAACGGATAGCTCACAACCGCAAATACTAACAAACATATTTAGTAAATTAGACACAGAAAGAAACTTAATTGTTGATATGATATCTAAAGACAATGTTAATATAAATAAAGCGGCTGTAAAAATTGCAACAGTAAATAGAACTGAAAAAGCAAGAGCTTATAATTTAGGCGTATATCTAGCAGCAAAAGAAAGTAATATAGATAAGCTAGTCATATATCACGACTTAGATAATATATCAGAAGATTCATCACAACTATTAGGAAAAGAGTTAGACTTAAGCTCCATAACATATAATGATTTACCTCCATATAGATATAATCAAAGACTAAAAGTTAAACCAATCACAAATAGTTAATAACAATCGTACAGGAGTTTATTAATGGCAAAGAAGAAATCAGAGACTATCATACCAGTTACAAATTCAAGTTTTCATGTTGAAAATTTTAAACCACAACTAATGGAAGATAAAGCTGTGGAGAAAAAAGAAGAGTATAAATATTCTATTGGTGTAACAGCAAAAATATCACTTAGCTATCCAATAAGAGGACTAAGATCTAAAACAGGTAAGGTTGTTGGCTATGATGAGAGCGATGGTACTATCATTCTAGAGCTAGAAAATGGCGGCCTATTATCAACACCAGAAAAATACTTAGATTAAGGAATTGATATGAATTTAAGAATAAATGAAATTCTTAATATAAAACTTAATGAGGCAATATTAGTAAAGCTAGAAGATTATCTGGGTAAAGATAGAGGACCAATCTTAGTAACAATAGATGCATCTCATTATGGATTCTTAAATAAGAATAGTGTAATATACAGACATGATACAGTAAGAAACAATATTGGATCATTTGTATATCCAAATCCAAAGCCTATTATACAAAATCATAGACCAAAAACATCAGACAGATTTGGGTCTGTTGTTGCAGCTGAATATTTAGAAACTGAATATTATAAAGACCTATCTAAGCTATATGACATGGAGAATTTAAGCACATTAGAGTATATGAATATGTGTAAAGATGTAATACTTCCATATCAAATGAAAAACAAATCTTATAATGGGCTTGGATACTGTCAAGTAGTAGGGAAAATAGATCATAAAGATGGAATTAAAAAAATTCTAGATAAAGAATTTTTATTTGTTTCAATAGGAGCAGATCCTAAAAAACTAATATGCTCAGAGTGTTTACAAGATCAGACAGTAAAAATTTGTGACCATTATGGGAACAAAAGAAATAATATTTTTATGTTAGCTGAAGATCTTGAATACGAAGAGCTTAGCTTGCTAACTCCAGAAAAAACTCCTGCTGATAAATTTGTTAAAATAACAGTAATTCAAGACTCTAATGGAAATGAGACAGTCATTGAACAGGATGACATACAATTAGAGTCAAAAGTAGATATTATATTTGCTAGAGATTTTTTTGAAGTAGCAGAAGGTAAGAAGATAGTATGTGTAGATAATATCTGCACTGTAGTAAATAAAGAACAAATTAAAGAAAGCCCGGAGGAAATAATGAATAAAGAGAAAGATCTACAAGATTTTCTAAATAAGTCTTATTTAGATGAATTTGTTGTAGAAAAACTAAAAGACCTTAAGCTTACTGATGACGAAAATATAGAAGAAAGCCTTAAGCTTGAAGATGAAGAAAAACTTACAAACAAAGACTTTGCTATCATTCAAAAAACTTCAGAAGGAACAGCTAGACGATTCCCAGTAAATTCTGAAATCAATGTTAAAGCAGCTATAGCGTTAATTGATAGCGCTGAAGACTTAACAGAGGCAGAGCTTACTAAAGCAAAAGCAGCTATCACAAAAGCAGGCAAGAAATTTAAAATTGAAGTTAAGTTTAAAGATGAAGAAAAAGAAACAGAAAAGGAAGACTCAAAAGAGTCTGATGATAAACTACAAGCACTAGCGGACCAAATTAAAGAAGT